TACCAGTCCCTTTGCCTGTCATGCCAGCAATAATTGAAGTAAGTGAGCCGACCTTGTCAAGTGTGCTAGGACCATATTCAATGCCAGCCATTGGACCCTTATAGGTTTCAGTCGTTGTGGTCGGGAACTGATAATTTCTCAGCAATGCAGCAACATTGGCAGCCCTTGTTAAGGGCGCCTCAATCTTAGATTGCTCATATGCAAGCTGTTGTGTACCAAGATCTGACAGCGTGCCTAGAGCACTTTTTGCAGCTTGTTGCTCTTGAGATCCTAGTCCTGTCAATGCAGTAGCAGCACCTGTCTGCCCGGTTTGCTCTCTAAGCGCAGCATCCAATGCAGTCTCAAAACCCTTAGACCTTGCTTCGGTTTGTTGTGCTTGAAGTTTAGCGGCAATGTCTGCAAGCGCTTGGCCACCGATGTTACCCACCCTGCTGCCACCAAACTGGCCACCACTAATTCCTAATGCTTTTAAGCCTGGCAGCACACTGCGCTGCAAGTTGATGTCAGATTGCTTTTGCATCTCATCGATGACTTGCTGCTGGTATGGGTTGTAAAACTTTGAAATGTCTGCGGAGGACACATCCATAGCAGACTTGCCAGCCGTCAATGCTTGATCCAGTGGCGTTTGATACCGAGTCAAGTCACTGAGGGCTGGCAACTTACCTGCTGCGTAAGCCTTGCCCGTTGCCGGGTCAATGCCAGACGTTAAATTGGTCAGATATTCTGGCCTGCTAGCAATCAGGTCTTTACCCTGAAAAGCCGTCATGGTTGGCTTTCCTGAAGCATCAACGCCAGCCGTACCTAGTTGACTTTGCCCTACTTGAGCAAGGCTAGTCAAATAGTCAGTAAGATACTGAGGCGCCTGAGCAGCCGTCGTACGCGTGGTTGTAATGTCTGGCGGCGCAGAACCTTCAAATAATCCAGCCATGATTATTTACCCTTCTTGATATAGTCCAGCGGTGACTTGTGCGCTGGCGGTGGTAAGTCTTTGACTTTCGTAGATCTGGCTCGTGCTCGGATCTCGTGCATCATCTTGTAGAGTTTATCTGTTCCTGCCTTGGTTGAGCCATTGCCAAGTGCTGACACAACATCGGCTGGAAACACAAACTCTCCGTCTGCAAGCCATGCTGGGATGTCATCCGATTGACCGTCACCATCGCCAGCAACGTGCTTGCCGTCTTTGAAGTCTTCACGGCCACCTGGTAATGCACCGCCACGATTCATGAATTGCAAGTTCATTGGCTTGGCTCGAAGTGGCTCTACATAGCCACCTTCAGCATACAGAGCCTCTTCTGGCTTCTTAGGCTCTCGAAGGCCTAGGATGTCATCAATGGATGTTTCTTGGCCATAAGTGAATGTAGGCGCTTGCTCAGGCTGAATATTTAAGCGTTGTGTCATCACTGCTAAAAGCGCAGGATCAATTTGATTCATCACATCAACGCTTTGAAACAATTGCTCAAGCGGGTTTCTTATTTGGGTGTCACCAGCAGATTTAAGCATAGGCGTACCTAACCTTCCTATTTCTCCAAACATAGAAAATCCGGCTGATGAGCCTGGTTTTGGCGCTGTAGCCACCGGAGGTTTGGTTACAGGCTTCTTAGTTACTGGCGTCTTCGTTGTTGGGTCAGTAATAGTGAGTTTTTCTAGTTCACTAGGCGTTAGTTCATCAACAGTCTTAATTTGGGTGTCAAGAACTTTACCAGTACCACTGTCTGTAACTTTTACAACAACTTCACCAGTATTGGTGTTTACCGTTATGTTAGTTGTCGTGTTTGTATTTGTATTGACAGTTGTGTTTGTTGTTATGTTGTTATTTGAGTCTACAGTTGTAGTGCTACTTTCATTTGAATCGATAGTCTCTTTTGTGACAATACCAGCCGTCTCATCGGACGTAATCACGGTAGATTCGCCCGTGACAGGATCAACTTCTTTTACTGTTTTTACCCCAGTGGCTTCATCAGTAGATGTGGACGTAATAACGCCAGTTGCTGGATCAGTAGATGTGCTCGCACCCGTGGCTGTGTCAACGCCTGAAGTTGCTCCAGTTGCGGCTCCAGTTGTAGCGCCCGTTTCGGCAGTAACTACCCCAGTTGTGTCAGTTGCTGTGCCAGTGGTTGCCGTTGAACCCGTAACGTCAGTCGTTACTGCTCCTGAAGTGGCAGTATCTTGACCGCTTCCAAAAAGCGATTTACCTGTCTCTGCAAAGTCAGTGGTCACTTGAGATACATTGCCAGTCTTTATAGCACTGGCTAGCTCACCAAGAGTGAGATCTGACCCATTTGGTTTTAGGCCAACTACAGTCGATGCTGATACGCTTTGACCATTGCCAGTAATCGAAGCGCCGAGTGCATCACCAAGCGTGATGTCATTGCCTGCGTCGGTTTTACCAACCACGGTTGATAAATTCTCTAAGTCGATACCTGCGCTTTGCAATGTGTCTGAGACTTTGCTAATAGCAAGATTGCCAACAAGCGTATTAGCCGTTGTGACTGCAGCATCGCTGCCCATTACATTAGAAAGATTATTAGCTAAAGTTTGACCTCCAGCAGCAAGATTGTCCGAGCCAATCAGATTGCCAACATAATTTGCTGCGCCATCAGTGCCAAAAACTGACTCTAAATTATTAATTGCTTGATTAACAGATGCTGAATCGGCCCCTAGTCCAGATCCAATAAATGTTGATTGCTGGTCAAGTGAGCCAAGATTTGTGGCCTGCATAAAACCACTCGTTGGGCCTCCATACAAACCACCGCCGATCATATTTATAAGCGAATTTTTTGCATCTATCGTGCCGCGCAAAGCCAAATCAACTGCTGAAGCAACTGATCCCTCTTCAAGAATCTCTTGCCCTGATTCTTTGATGGTAGTTTTGCCTACTTGTTTTGTGGCATCAATTGCGCCGCTGGCGGCCTCATCTGCTTGACTTCCAGCAACTTTACCAACCACCTTTCCAAGACCCATGGCAGCACCTGCAAGCGCTACCGTAGTCCCTGCAGCAACGCCAGCGGCATTTTGCGCTGCATTATGCGCGGCTTCTTTAGAAGCGCCAGCACGGATCTGCTTGTCATACTCCGTGTTATAAGCAGCACCGCCATTTTCTGTGGCAGATGATATGAGTTCCTTTGTCCAAAACCCTACGGGCAAAAACTTTAGCGCACCAATCTGCAATATTTCTTCGACAATTTCAGAGCCAACCGTTGCACCAAAAGCTTTTGGATTTGCGTAAATCGTAGAAAATAAGTTACCAGTGTTTGTGGCAGCTTCTTTAAAGCTTGATGATCCTGCCAACTTATCAATAGCACTATCAATCTTCGCCTTGCCTTGGGTGATGTCAGCACCCTCGGCGGCGGTGGCAGCATTTGCCAACTGATTGGCTTTATTGATTGCAGCAGCGCCTGCGTTTGTGAACCCAAGCGCATTGAGCGCACCGCCAATTGTATTGGCACCAAAACTGGCAACTCCTTGCGCGGCAACACTACCCAAGACTGAATCAACCCTTGGTATTTCAGACAGTACAGGACCCTTAGTTGATGGCAACTCCTTGCCAGTGCTGTTAACCGAAGCAGGCTTAATCAATGTGCCTGATTTACCCTCTGCTATCAACGCATTTACGGCTCGCACATATTTGGCATAGTCCTCATCGCTTGTGCCACCACCAGCTTGTATGAATGACGCACGATTGTGCATGCCACTTGGAGCTACGTAAGGCGTACCATAGGATGAAATATCAGCAGTGGGCGTTTTAAACAGTGAAGCACCTGCTGCCGAATAGTCGGTTGGTTTTCCACTTAAGTCTGGACGCTCAGCAGCAGATGACGCAACATAGTCTTTACCTTGCCAAGTAAATGTAGCGCCTGCACCAAGCTTTTCTCTGGCTAGCGCATACGCTTCATCAAAGGTGGATTTGCCTGCAATCTCTGCTCTTATATCCGGCAGAGTTGCGGCACGCTCTTGAGCCTGCTCACCAGAAGTAAGTCTTTGGCCTTCAAGGACTGCGTTGCCACGCGTGACTAAATTATTGATTTCTGCATCTGTGTAACCAGCCGATGTCAATGCACTCCGTAACTGCTCTTCAGTACCTTTGCCAGATGTGTAATTGTTGTATGCAGATTGAACGCTCAGTTTGTTTTCTAACTTGATCGCATTCTGCGCATCAATACCATTGAGTATTTCATTGGCTCGATCTAATGTGAAGCCAGCAGCAACCATTTCCTGTACCGCCGTATCTCGATCAAGCTGAGGCGTACCAAACTCAGGATCAATCTTTGAGTAGCGATACATCACATCAGCGCCGACGCGATTCATATTGATCTTCTGATCGGCTTGTTGCGCATAGCCCTCAGCTTGATCTTTCGTAAAACCAAGGCTTTGCAATTGACTTACTAGGCCTTCACGGCTCAGGTCGTTGCCTGACCCCATGTAGTCTGTTAATGCCTGGTTGGCAGCGTTCTGGCGCTGCTGGATTCTAATTTGCTCGTCTTCAGTGGGGTTGCCACTGCTTATAAGCGCACCGCCACCACCAGTGACGTTGTATTCGTCGATTACGCCACGGTTGTTAAGTTGCTCGTACTGCGCACCGATTTTCGCAGTCTCATTAAATACGCCTGATCGGGCTGCTTGCGCTACAGCACCCATCAGCGCCGCAGGATTGTCCTTTGCAGCAATAATCGCAGCAACTGCATTGACTTGATCGGTAGTGGCGCGATCAACAAAACCCTGATTGTTTGCCAATGAAGTGGCTGCAGCAATGATTTGCGCTGGGCTGCCGTTGTTATTCAAAACATTTGCAAGATTTGCTGTGCTCCTGATAAGACCCGCTGTATTTGGGTCAATTACTCCTGTGGCTCCAGCAAGCCCTGTGCCCGACGCAACAAGCCCCAACCAGTTTTTGTCGTCAATGGCTTTTAGAGCACTAACTGATTGTTGCAGCGCGTTGGTTACTTTTCCTACGGAGTCTAGCGATGGAACAGCACTCGAAACTGCGTTAACAATGTCATTTGCAAAAGATGTTGATTCAACAGCACCTGCTATCTGTGCAGCTTCTGAGTCAACCGCCGCTGCATTTGCAAAGTCGCCAATGACGGGTATTGCAGCAATTGCTGCTTGCGCCCAATTTCCTTCGTCTATGGCGCGTCCAGCTTTGTAAATTGCTGCTGGAACTTGCCATGGCCCTGGAACAAATGCCAGGGCTGATGCAACCATATCCAAGAACGCAAGGCCGAAATTCGTTTCTTTGGCACCCTGGTACATCTTGGGGTCACCAACAGGAACTAGATCATTATTTTCGGCGCGGTAAAGTTGCGACATGCGCTGTCGATTTGGACCGCCTGTTGCGCCTGCAAGCAAGAAGAAAGCATTGCCTTGAGCAATATCTTCAGGCGTTATCTCATCATGCCCAACTTCTTTTAGCTCGCCATTGACAACTTTGTACGCAAACGCACCTGTTGACGTATGCCCTAAGACAGCATTTGCAATATTAGGATTGTTTTGCGTTAAGTAATCAAACGCCGTAGCAGGTGTTGATTTGTAACCACTAACATAAGGATCTGAATCACCGCTTCCTGGCGAATAAATTGGCGTCTCGACAAAACCAAAGGGTGCGTTAGCGCTCAGGTCTTGCTTATCAATATTGGCCTTCCATGTTGCAAGCTGATCGGCAACCGATAACCACCCAGCGTCGCCAAGAGACTGCTCATAAAACCTTGGTATGGCTACGCCTTTGTAGTAGCCAGACCCTCCAAGCTGTTCAGTGATGTTGCCGAAACCACTTGTTAGCGTGTTTCCAGGTCTGAATAACTTTGCATTTGCAGCGGCAATTCGAGCCTGCTCATTGCGATAAGCAACGGCCTCTGGCGTATTGGCGGTCGCTAAATAGTCTGTTCTTGATACATGCTTTCCAGTATTTGGATCAATATAAAACTCAGTGCTTCCAGCAAACCTTGGGTCGTTTTGCAAACCAAAATCAGCAACACTTTCACGGCCCCAGTTGGATTTCAACATAGGGTCATAAAATCGATCTGCAAGACCCGTGTCTGGAACAGCGCCCGTTATTGTGTCGCTGCCGATTGCACCTGTGACCGTGTCGGCTGTCTTTGGTTTTGCAATAAGCGTATCTAACGCGCTTGAGCTTGACGCATCAGTCAATGGCGCTGTTTGTTCTGTAGCTTTAAAAAGACTCGCGCCCGTATCGAGAGGTGATTGCTCTTCGATGAGTGGCTGAGCGCCGATTAAGTCTTGCGGCTCCTTTAACGGCTCCTCAAGTGGCTCTTCGGGCTTAAACCCGAATAACAAGCGCCCGAGCGAGGCGTAATCAGGATCAGCCATTATTTTTGCAACCCTTGGCTTACTAAGTCATTAACATAATTTGTGTTGAAACCACCGGCAATCAAATCAGACGCTTTAACCCCAAGCGCTTTAAGCTTTATTACTTGCTCGGGAATAGGCAATCCGGAAATTGATTCCATAGAAACTACCTTTGTTCCTACTCTTACACTTTGTGGATTAACGAGACCCGCGCCAGTCTTAGGAAAAAGATCAGATTTTGGAAGTATTGTTCCGGTATCTGTTGGTTGGCTAGCCGTAAGCGCTGTGCTAGTGCTTGTTGTTGGTTGGCTAGCCGTAAGCGCCGTGTTAGTGCTTGGTCCACTTACTATTGCGGCTGGCCCATATCTGTAAGATGCACCCTCTCTTACGGGTTGCGTGGGGATTAATTCATTGACTGCAAGTCGGCTCCACAGTGCAGGGTCGCCACCGGCGAGTCTTAAAATATCATTCTCTGAAACGCCCAGTGCCGCTGCCGCAAAATTAGGAGAAACCCCAAGGTCGTTTATCTTTTTCGCAAACATCTCACCCCTAGTCTTGGGGTCCCACTTCGATATAGAAAGATTTGCTTCTAACCCTTTAGTAAGATTGCTCTTCACATCACCGAGTAGTCGCTGCTCGTCGTACATGAAGCCGCCACCACGCGTATCTAAATCTCGTAAAGTGTTTGTGTAAGTTGCATTTGGATTGCCTGTTATTCTTTTGACATAAGCGTCTGCTGCTGCAATCTCTGTTGGCGAAGCAACTGTCTTGCCCGTCGGATCTTGATACGCACCAACAGCCGCCTTGATGTTTTCACCCAACCCTCCAGGGTTTTGCATAGCGTTTTGAAGCGTTGATATAAGGCGATTGCTCGTAGCACCTTGGTTCGCACCAGTTAGTGCGCTTGTTAAATAAACGGGTTTTGCGCCGTAATAAGTGTTGATCGATTCCCGCCCACCTGCCAATAATTCAGGGGTGTTCCAATAGCCACGCTTCCAAGCTTCTAACTGCGTTGCACGGTTTTGATTAGAAAAATCAACTCTTTGGTTTTCCCTTGCTAGCTCTTCCGCTTGGTTAATAGCGTACGTATTTACAGCATTTGGAGCATACGTTTCATAAAGTGCATTAAACGAAGGTTTGAATTTATTTAGATCTGCAAGCACTGCCGTACGATTTGTAGGATCTGAGATGTAAGGCGCTATTTGATCAAGCGTTAAATTGTTCTGGTTAGCAATCGACATCAACTGACTGTATGTCAAGTTATTGTCGGCTCCGGCGGCTGCTTGAAGTCTTTGTTGGATGGTCAAAGGCGCTGCTGTCGCAGCACCTGTGGCTGACGTTGTTAAGGCTCCAGTAGCAGGAGTCGACGTTACAGCACTCGTAGCTGGTGTTGTTAAAGCACCAGTAGCTGGTGCTGCTGTTATGGCACCTGTTGCTGGAGTTGTTGTTAAAGCACCAGTAGCTGGGGTGGTTGTTACAGCGCCCGTGGCTGGCAAAGCTCCTGTTGCGGCACCGCTTAAGTTAGACAACTGCCTCTGAGATGCAAGCATATTATTTTTAGCAGCCGCCGCTTGAGCAGATGTCTCGCCAAACATTCCTACGGCTCGGTTGTACAGATCAGTTGCATCTGTGTAGGTTTTGTTGAGTGCATTTGCATAATCCAAAGGACTCATCTGAAAAGTAGTTCCAGTGCTGGATAGCAAATTTGAAGTTGTCATGTCACTCAACCCTTCTATTAACGGCGTTGACTAAGGCAGCCGCCCAATCTTCCCAGTTTTCAAAACTATAAGGCTCTGGTATGCCTTCATTGGCAAAAATATCGATGGCTTTTAAGCCTGCGCCCCAAGACTTAAAGTCCACATCAGGGCCAGGAATTTGCAGTTGTTGGCCTGCGTAGGCTTCACACATGAGTGCTGCCCACGAATCAAACGTGTGATACCGAGGATCGTAAACAAGCGCAATCGTCATGTTGTGTAACCTCGAACATCGCCCAAATCGGCATCGACAATAATTTTACCGACTTGGTAGTCGCCATCAACTTGATTGGACACAAACTTCAAGCGCAGCAATCGGCGCTGCTCTTTCATATCAATCTTGCCCGTGACTGAATCGAAGGTGTAAGGCCCCGTAATTTGATCGGGCTGGTCAGGATAAGGCCTGCCAACGATGTAAAGGTCCAAGTCGCCTTCAAGAATAAAGTCTGGCTCAACACGCTCAAGACGCGTCCAACGATTCTCACCCACTGGACTTGGCTGTGATGGACCGCCAGCAATTACACCGAGATCTGAGGTGGTGAATGAGCTTTCAATGGCCAAGACATTGGTGCCCTTCACAAGGTTCTTGCCCACTTCATGCTGCCATAACGAGACCAATTGCATGAGCGTATCAACCGTAATTTCAAAGTCGATACCAATGCCATCAAGCGTGGCTGTGAGCGTATCGCCCACGGTATAGCCTGAGCCACGATTGTTGATTGTGACTTGCACCACTGAACCTGCAATCACTTCCATGGTGGCTGTTGCGCCAGAACCTGTGCCACCCGTCAGTGCTTCAAAGCTATACGTACCGTCGGTATAGCCACTGCCAAGGTCCGTGATGCTTACTTGATTGATAGCATTCGCTGTATTGACTTCATACCCTGCTTCCACGGGATAGCGGAATACTTGCGTGAAGTAGCCTGCAGAACGCTGAACGCCATAAGCTTCACCAGAGTCATACCAAGTGTTTTCACGGATGTTATAAATCACGCAATCCGTGCATTCAACGGCACTGCCACGCGGATAGAACCACCATACTTCACCAAACCTTGAAACTTTTGTGGCCCAGACCTTCTGGCGCTGTGCGTAATTTAAGTTATCAAAGAAGTAATTCTGGTTCATTGGATTGGGAACTTCTTTGACGACACCGTTGTAGAGCAGGAATCGATCAGTGCCAATCCAGTAGTAAATCCCGTCATATTCGATGGCTGCCGATGACGACAGAAATGATGACTGGCTTGTGATGATGTCATAGCGCCAGTACGTGGTGGCAGCAAAATTACCCGTGCCAGGCACACCAAGCGTTTGAGGCGTGAAGGACACGCGAACAAGGCTGTCTAAGGACCAAAATAGGCCGCTAGGCGCGTTGGAACCGCCTCGAACGGGTAAACCCTGCAGGATCTTGCCCGTTGCCACATTGACCTCGTTAGCGTCTGCTGAGACCCAGTCATCAATATCACCTGCTGAGCAGTTTTTGATCAAGCCATCATTGCCATACACAAACACGTAGGGGTGCAGGGCAACCACACCACCTGAGATTGAGACTTGATTGTCAAATGTCAGCGTGGTTGTTGATGTGGCCGTGGCATTGGCACTGAGTGTGACCGTGGTACCCACAATCGAAACTACTGTGGTGGCAGCAGGAATGCCATAACCCTTGACCAATTGGCCTGCAGCAATCTTCGTGTTGATGGTTGCAAGCGTGACCGTCGCTGAGCCACTAGTAACCGAGCAACTTGAGACAGCAAAAAGACCTGCAGCCCACAAAACAGTGCCCGATAACGGTCCACAAAGCAGTGGCGTATTGATGTCTGAATCAATGTTATCCAGATCCCTCGAGGGATGGGCTAAGAGCAAGTTGGTTTGATAGCTGACTGTGTCTGTGAACGTATCAAACTGCCAGGAATTGACATCAGACGCTGTAAATGGCGAGTCAATGGTTGCCACTTGCAAGACAAGGCCAGAGCCAGTACCGCCAATGTTTGTGTTGGCCGTTGTGAGCAATTCACTGGCCACATAATGCACACCAAAGCCTGTGATCGTGGCTGCTGCAATCACACCACCCGTTACCGTGATTGTAGCTACAGCACCTACGCCTGTGCCCGAGGTGGTATAGCTCAAAGGCACATTGGTATACGTACCATTGGTATAGGCAGAGCCTGCATCAGCAATCGATAACGATGCAATCGGACCGCCAAAACTGTAATCTTGAAGGCCTGACCCTACGCCACTGTTATTGACAGGCAGCACTTGCAAGCCATCGCTGTAACCGCTGTAGACGTTGTTAAAAAGATTGCGGACAACTACAAAAATGCCCCGTGAGGGGCCTGCCAGATTATTGATGATTTCTCGATAACCACCGATCTTGCGAGGACGGCCACGCTGAAATCTTACCCACCTGCCATCAGAGTAAAACTCTTTATCAAAGAGCGTTCCATCCCTTTGAATGCCAGGCTTGGTATCAAGCGCAAAAACCTTCTTGGTCATCAGAAGGTGCCCCCGCTAATACCTCCGGTAAAGTTACCAGTGCCAGTCACGCTAATGCCTGATGCAGTGACATCTAAGACTAAGTTACTGAGAATGGAAACGCCAAAACGCCCAGCACCAGGCCTGTAAATGCCTGTGTTGGTCTCAGAACCAAAGTTCAGTGATGGACTGCCAGCAGAGCCATTAACCAGGCTAAAGGACGTACCGCCAGCCTGTGTGGTGTTGGCATTCAGAATATTTGTGCCATCACAAAATACCGTGGCTTGGCCTGCTGCAGGCACCTGCGCATCATTAGCGCCTACAGCACCCGTTGAAATGGTCAGCGTAAAGCCACCTGCCGTGGTTTGATTGCTGATCACATAAAAGTTGATCACAGGCGGCACAATGATGGTCACGTTATTAGTCAACGTGCCATTGAAGATCATGATCGTATTGGCAGCTTCGCTAGCAGTCAGCGTGTAAGTGCCATTGGTTACTGTTTTGGTCAGAATGCCAAACTCAAACTGCGTGCTGACACCATAGCCGATCGTGACAAACTCAGTGCCCGTGGAAACAATGAAGGCTGACTCACTGGGTGCAAATGCTTTGGTCAAGCCGCCGTCAATGGTTTGAGAGCCTGGCGCATCAAGCGTTAATGTGCCTGTGCCATTGTTCTTCAAAAGCATGAACCAGTTATTGCCCACGGTAACAGCAGATGGCAATGTGACCGTGGTAACGCCACCAGACCATACATAAGTCTTGGCGCGATCGCCGTCTAAAAAGGATTGGCTTGCAACAACTGATTCAACAGGATGGCTTTGATTGAGCGTCAGTCCTGATGCCAGAAGGCCTGCGCCAGCAAGCGTGGCAGCATCTGCACTCGAAGTGCCAGCGCCAAACTCGAAGTTGGCCCAAGTGCCAGCCTCAGTGCCATTGTTGGTCAGATAGATGTAGCGCGATGTGCCCGAGGCAATGGCAACAATCGTGCCCGTACCATCATAGGTCTTGACCGTAAAGGTGTTAGCGCCCGTGTTTTTAATCAGCGCATCTTGGCCTACCGATACTTGATCGGCTGCTGGCATACGCAACTCAAGGCCGGCACTTGAGGCTGACACATCCATGATGCGTGCTGCTGGCGTATCCGTGGTCAGATTGCCATTGATGGGCCATACCAACTGCAAGTTGGCAGTTAGTGTGATGGACTCATACGAAACGTCAGTAGGCTGTACAACGTCGCCTGTAAACGGACTGGTATAGCTCATGATTAACTATCCGCGGCAATGGCCTGGCGATCAGCAATACGTAGCTTATCTTCAGCCATGAGGGTTTGTATGATGGCGTCATACTGCGCCTGCCAGATCGGTGTGCGCTCATCGTTTTTGAGGAATGGCATCGCTTGCAGCAGTGAGCCGTAAAGCAATGCCTGTGGCGCATACACCGTGAACCAGTTGGTTTGATTGCTTGAGTCTAGCGGTTGTACTCTTTCGTAATAAAGTACTTCAAAGGAATACGCAAGAGTCGGCGTTGGAGCCACAAACCAATGAGTGTAATCGTAATCGCAATAGAATTTGGGAATGTCCGTTTGAGTCGGGTCCGGCCAGTATTCACGCAGGTACTCATACTTTCGTAGCAGCACAGGATAACGCTTGCCTGCCACTGTGATGTTCATGGAAACAGTTTTGTGCCACCGTGCAGGCTTGTCGATAATTGGATTAGCAGCATTCATCGTGCTGCTTTGCACGGTCAAATTACCGAGGAACTTAATCTGGCTTGCAATGACTTGCTCGGCAAGTCCGATGAAGGTGGGAATGCGAGCAACAGTCTCGGCGTCGGTGCGCTCCAGGTATTGCTGGATGTCTGTCACCAAGTTGTTGTAAGTCATTGCGTAGGCCATTACCACACCTTCTTCTTGATCGATTCGGGCTGGGGCACAAACTGCTTGCCTTGCCTCATGCCTTCGCGCTTGGCTCGCGTGGTTGCCGCGTATTCAGAAGGGGTGAGCTTCTCTCGTGCTGCCTTGGGCAAGTAACGCTCGCCAGTTGCTTTGGGGCCTTGCGTAGACGGCTTACCAGACTTCGTACCCCAGTCTTCCTTCGTCCACTTTGAGAGCGAATTATCCGCTTTTTTAGGACCTTTGTAACCCCCGCCAGAGGCTTTGTACTTCTGGGTGGCTAATTGGGCCTTACGGGCGCTCCATTGGCCTGGTGAGCCGCCTTTACCGGAGGCCTTCACGGATGCAACGATGCGCTTCCACTTGGCCGGATCTGACTTAGTCGCTGAACTCATAGCAGGGCACACTCCGCATCGCGTCGAATGACTAAACCACGCAGGACTTTTCCACCTCCGCGGACCCATAGCTTTAATTGCTCTTTGGCGCCTTCCCAGTCTTGCTGGTTGATCTTGCGTCGAAGCGTTGACGTTTGCAATCGACCAACACCTAGGTTGTAGCAAAAGTCCACGATGGCATTTAACTTGCCCCAGTCCTTGTTTTGAATGGCCAGGGTCAGCAAGATGGGACAAAGCCTGATTGCACCAGGGGCGTAGGTATGCACAAGCTCGTGCATCAGCAATTGCTCGGCATACTCCATAGTAACCTCAGGATCGTCCTTGGTGACGCGATCGCCACTCTGGTAGTAAGTAGAGCCATACCCGATTGTCCAAACGCCTGCAGGGCACAAATAAGGCTTTGCAGAGAAGCCTTCAAAGCGCTTGCAAAGTTCCTTGGCAAGGTCCAGCTTCACGCAAGACCTCTAGCCTTCAAGGTGCGATCGAGGAACCAGTAGTTGAACGTTCCTGCAACCAGCGCGGCAAAGTCGGGTGACATGATCATCTTGAAGACTTCTTGCACGGGCAAGCCTTCACGCGATGCAAGGATGGCAAACCACACATGTGATGCTGACCAAATAGCCAGAATCCAGTACGTTACGACGGGCCTAACTGATGCAGATAGCGATGCCACCCAGCCACCGGCAGCCTTAGCCATCTCGGTTTGTGAATTGATGGCAGCCTCAAATGCAGCCATAACACCAGTATCGATTGCTTTATCACGCTCGGCTCCAATTTCAGCAAGCTTCATCTCACCGCGGATCTGCTCAAGTTCACACTGGCGGTTAAACATGGCCAATTCATGGCTGCGCTCGTTCTTGCGGTCTAGGAACTTTAAGACTTCAGGCGCCAGTCGAAACAGGCCCCCAAAGATCGTGCCAAAGATGCCGCCACCAATGATGTCTAGCATCTAGATACCTAGCAAATTCTTAACAAACATAGCCGCCACACCTGGACCAAGCAAAACGGCAGCAATCGTGATGTAGAGCAGGTATTCAATACGCTGCATACGCTTTGAGCCGTCAGCAAAACGCTTTTCAATGTTTTCGTATCGGCTCGCACAAATGGCTTCGTGGACCGAAAGGCGCTTGTCCAAATCTTCGCTCATGATCACTTTGGTGTCGTCGGGTTAACAATCACAGGATTCACCACTTCAGGCCGCACCACAGTCGGATTCACAACGGTTGGATTAACAATTACAGGCTTCTCGGTAGTGATCACTTTAGGATCAAGCACAACAGCTTTATCCGTCGTCACAACAGTCGGTGTGTGCGTGTTGTCGGTTGATGTCGTTGTGGTTGTAGTCACGTTTGCTGCTGGGGCTTGGATCTTGCCAGCAATACTTGCAAAGGTGTCATTCGTGCTTCTTGCCGTCATGACCGACGCATTGCTTACAGCTTGCTGGATGGCTACGTTACCTCTGACCTGCTCCATGCCCAGCGCGACTTGGCGGTTGATGCCGTAGATTTGCGCGATAGACGGGAGAATGGTTGCTATGGCTTGCAGGGTTGTGTCTGCTGCCGACTTGGGCGGTGCAATCTGTTGTTGCTGTTGGCTTGGCTGTCCAAGCGCCATGCTCATCACGGCGGCAACTTTTGCCGCTGCATCACCCGTAGCAGCAATTGCTGCCATTGCTTTGTACTTCTCACTCTCAGCTTGTGCGCGAGCCTGGGCAATTTTTACATTGGCCTCGGCATAGCCTTCGTAATTTGTAGCGCATGACGCTAGTAGCAGGGGCAGGGTGAGGATTAGCTTTTTCACATCAACCTCCAAATCCAACTTCCATCATGGGCGCAGCAGAAAAAGCACCCTCACCAAGAATGATGATGACGCCACCGCCACCACCAAAAAACATAATGACGATGCCTGCCATGATTTACTCCTTGGGATACTTTGCTTTGACTGCGGTAATAGCATCAAACATATCGGCCTGCGCTTCGCCACCCTTCCACAATGCATCCAGTTGATCACCAATTGATGGGTATTCAGCACGGCGCTTGGCGTAATAGTCAGGGATGTCAGGCCGCACAATCTCTGACTTTTCAATTGGTACTGTCTTGGTTTCACCTGTGATGGGATCAATGACTTCCCGCGTCTTGGGTGTGAGTGCTGCCCATGCCGCTTCTTTAGCGTCAATTTGTGCTTTGATCGTTGCTTCTGACTGCGCGATGAAGGTTGTGAGATCTGTATTGGGCGGCACAAAAGCCTGCCAGTCATAAGTCAGGCCGTTGTGGTCTACCTTGAGCATAGCTAATGCCCGTGTCTCGTCCCCGCCGGGGGACATCAAGCCTTCCAGTGAGATGCTCATTTGGTTGCCTCAAGTCTAAAGTTTTTGCCGGGATGACCGCCAATGGCTGGCAGGATTTGGATGTCTTTGAACCCTACTGCTTGGCAAAGATCAGTCAAAGTCTTCGGCGTGTAACCCCAAAGATGCGGTGATAAAGCGCCCTTCTCCAACACCTCAGGGTCTAGTGTGCCGTCAAAACGCACTTCAGATGTAATCGCCGCACCATAAATGCACATAGCAGTCATGTGCTTATCCATGCCATCTTGCGTCAAGAAGTCTTTACAAAGTTCTTCAAGGTCTGGTTGCTCGGTGACAAACTTACCTCCGGGCTTTAATGTCTTGTGCCATTTAGTCAAAATCTCTGGCGCACGGTGCTGTGGCAAATGCTCAATCACATGGCTGGCAAGAATCTCGTCGGCGCACTCTTCTGGCAAATTGACCTTGAATAAGTCCTGTCTGATGTCAGCGCGATCACTATGCTTATCAATACCGATATAGCCCTTGCGCCTGTCTGAGCCACAGCCCATATTGAATTTGATGGACTGCCCTTCTTTGATCATCTGCGTGATGATGCTTGCATAGTCCGCTTTAACACCTGTGCCTTCAGGCAAACGATCATGCCAGCGACGATCAATGAAGTCCTTGTCATCCAACGTCAGTGGTCTGGTGGGCTTGATGTTGGTATAAAAGTTTTTAAGATTGACCGAGGGATGCGCGGTGTACATACCCGAAGCCAAGTCCATGTGCAGGCACTGAACATCCGTGTTCACTAAGAGCTTGGTGCCACGCTTATGCAGTCGGTGGACAAAGAAGTTGTCTTCACCGATAAAGGGGATCACACCCTTGGGACCATCCACGTTGTTACCAATGCAGCAGAAGGGCATATCAGGCGCTTCTTCTTTCATCTGACGCAGGATCTCAATTGGGATGAGCATGGCATCCATGCCTGTTTGCCACGCTTGAATCAGTTGGCCGGGGTCTACATTGGGAATCGTGATCCAGTTGCCATTACGCACCATGATCATGGCATCTGAGCATTTGATGTAGTACACGCCTGTCACAATGCAGCCGGGATTAGCTTCTGCTGTTTCGTGCAACACTTTGAAGCCGTCATAGGGGATGACAGTATCTTCACCCACAAAGAACAAGTACTTGGCACCTGACTCAAGGGCTTGCTCAATCAAGTAGTTTCGAGCAACGTCAACCTTCTCACCGCCGATGTTGCAAAAGCCATGGGAAAAGCCAAGTAAATCAATATGAAGGCCATCATAGCCATCAAAGTTTTGAGCCGCAGTCTCTTCTAAGTTTCGACGAGGCTGGGCAATCACGACATACGGCGCAATGCTTTTTGACTCATCGTAAATTTCTTGCATGGTTGCAATGATTTTGTCGCGGCTATACACAAATCCTCCTAGAACTTGTTAAAGAATGGTGAAAGACAAACGCCTATGGGGAAGGTGGCGTTAGTGGAGATTTTTTGGCCTCTGTCTGCACTATATGGGACAAAGTGAATATCACCATTAGGAGCTAAAACACCACCCCAGTAAGCATTGGTTGTGGTATACACTAAACTATAGGTACTAACTACACCAGAAGATGATATTTTCTGGCCTCTGTTTGCAATAGTTGGAACAAAATAAATATCTCCATTAGGGGCTAATACACCTCCTTGGTAAGCACCGCTAACGGTATACACCAAACTATAGGTACTAACTACTCCTGAAGATGAGATTTTTTGACCTCTGTTTGCACTATATGGAATAAAGTGAATATCTCCGTTAGGTGCTAATACACCACCTCGGTAAGCAACGCTAGCGGTATAAACCAAACTATAGGTACTAACTACACCAGAAGATGATATTTTTTGTCCTCTGTTTGCATTAGTTGGAACAAAATAAATATCTCCATTAGGGGCTAATACACCTCCTTGGTAAGCACCGCTAACGGTATACACCAAACTATAGGTACTAACTACTCCTGAAGATGAGATTTTTTGACCTATGTTTGCACTATATGGAATAAAGTGAATATCTCCGTTAGGTGCTAATACTCCACCAGAATAAGCACCAGCAGTACCAAGGGTATACACCAAACTATAGGTACTAACTACACCAGAAGATGAGATTTTTTGTCCTCGGTCTGCAAGAAATGGAACAAAATGAATATCTCCATTAGATGCTAATACCCCTCCTACGTAAGCACTGCCAAAGGTATATACCAAACTATAAGTACTGACTACGCCAGAGGATGATATTTTTTGTCCTCGGTCTGCACTATATGGAATAAAATGAATATCACCATTAGGTGCTAATACTCCACCTTGGTAAGCACTGCCAGCGGTATATACCAAACTATAAGTACTAACCATCCCATTGGTGCCGTTATTGGCATACGGCACACCTTCTTGGACACCCAGATCCAAGACCTTCTTTAAGTTGTTCCATGCCACAAGGTCCGTACCAACAGCACTTGTATCAGCTTTTGGCACTGCGCCAGGAGTGTACTCAGCAGGATACGTAACGTAAATGTCTCGTGTGCCAGCACTCCAGTTGACTGCATTGCCACTGTTGGATGATGCAAGGATTGTGTCGCGGGATAGCGTTGTACCCGATGACGTATAAGTGCCTAAGCCTAATTCCCAGTCCGTGCCATTCGTGCAGCAGTAATACGTCTGATTGCCATTACCAATGACTGAGAAGGCTTGGAAGCCTACAGCAGCAGAGCCAAGCGTATAAGTGCCCGTCCCCGTCGTGGTGGTCGTGGATTTGACCCTATCTTTGATGACTATTGGCATGGCTAGAACTTATTAAGGTATGAACTTAGGCATGACTCAATGCCTAGTGGAATAGCTGGGCAGGTTTGAATGCGTTGGCCTCTATTGGCGCCAGCGCCCGGTATAAATATGATTGAGCCATCAGGAGAAAGAACACCACCGATGTAAGCACCGCTAGCGGTATACACCAAACTATAAGTACTAACTACCCCAGATGCAGATATTTTTTGTCCTACTGCTGCATTATAAGGAACAAAATGAATATCACCGTTAGGTGCTAGTACACCGCCTGTGTGTTTGGCTACTGCGGTATAGACGAGAGAATAAGTTGATACTACGCCAGAAGTAGATATTTTTTGGCCTACTGCTGCATTACGAGGCACAAAATGTATATCTCCATTAGGGGCTAATACACCGCCTTGGTATGAATTACTTCCTGTATAAACTAAAGAGTATGTAGAAACTACTCCAGCAGCAGAAATTTTTTGGCCTACTGCTGCACTGTTAGGGATAAAATGTATGTCCCCATTAGGAGCTAATACACCGCCAGTATATAAAGCCGACCCGGTATACACTAAACTATACGTACTTACTACGCCAGCAGCAGAGATTTTTTGACCTCTGTTTGCTGAGTTAGGAACAAAATGAATATCCCCATTGGGTGCAAGTACACCTCCAATATATGCGCCCCCTGCGGTATATACGAGAGAATAAGTTGATACTACGCCAGATGACGATATTTTCTGTCCTACATCAGCTAACCAAGGAACAAAATGTATATCACCATTAGGGGCTAAGACGCCGCCAGAATATGCTGAGTTTCTCGTAAAAACCAAAGAGTATGTAGAAACTACTCCTGATGCTGAGATTTTTTGACCTACGGCTGCGGATAAAGGTATGAAATATATATCACCATTAGGAGCTAATACACCACCATAGGATAAGTCCCCCCCTGCGGTATAGACCAAACTGAACGTACTCACAACACCATTCGTACCATTGTTGTTGAAGGCTACGCCACCATTGACGCTTTTGTATAAGTTCTTCTGGAAGTTTTGGAAGGCAACTTCATCCGTGCCAATGCTGCTGTTATCACCCGTCGGTGCTGATCCTTGGCTTGCCATTGCAGGAAAGGGTACAAAGACTGTTTTGGTTCCTGCGGCCCAGTTGACTAAGGCCCCACTATTTGAAGATGCCAGCACTATGTCACGGCTTAGTGTCGTACCCGATGATGTGTACGTGCCAATGCCTGTTTCCCAGTCAATACCATTCGTGATGGTGTAGTAGGTCTGATTGCCATTGCCGATATTGGTAAAGTCTTGAAAGCCAGCAACAGCCAATCCAAGCGTCAAGGTCCCCGTGCCTGTAGTGGTCGTGGTGACTTTGATTCGATCACGAACAACGAATGTCATGGCTTAGAACTTATTAAGGAAGGATGAAAGGCATACACCAAGACCAAGTGGTGAGCCGGGATTAGTGTTGATGCGCTGGCCTACTCCGCCAACATTTGGAATAAAATAAATGCTTCCATCAGGAGCAAGAATGCCGCCCCAATTTGCGTTTGATCTCGTATAAACAAGAGAATAGGTAGACACAACACCATTCACAGAAATTTTTTGGCCTTGATTAGCAGAATACGGCACAAAGTGTATATCGCCATTGGGGGCTAAAACTCCACCACCGTAAGCCGCACTTACTGTGTAAACTAAAGAATATGTGGAAACTACTCCAGATACAGAGATTTTTTGACCTACAGCAGCGCTTTTAGGAACAAAATGAATGTCTCCGTTAAGAGACAACACTCCACCGTTATAAGCATTTGTTGTCGTATAAACTAATAAATAGGTAGATACCACTCCCGCTGCTGATATTTTTTGACCTACTGCGGCACTATTAGGAACAAAATGTATATCTCCATTAGGGGCTAGTACGCCACCGTAATATGCTTCAGATGTCGTATAAACTAATGAGTATGTGGACACTGTTCCAGCAGCAGATATTTTTTGCCCCCTCGCTGCGCCACGTGGTACAAAATGTATGTCTCCGTTAGGAGCCAGAACACCGCCAGCATATGCACTTGATGTTGTATAAACTAATGAATATGTAGAAACAACTCCTGAGGCATTTATTTTTTGTCCTACTCTTGCTTCAGTAGGAACAAAATGAATATCTCCGTTGGGTGCAAGAACACCACCGCCTGCTAAACCGCCTCCGGGATTTGTATATGCCAAAGAATAAGTAGAAACTACTCCAGTAAAATAGTTTATTTTTTGACCAACTGGCGCATCATAAGGAAGGAAATGAATATCACCGTTGGGGGCTAATACACCACCGAAGTGCTTAAAAGCCGCTGAAGAATAAACCAGACTGTAAGTACTCACTATCCCATTGGTACTATTGTTCCCAAAGGTCACATCACCATTCACACCATTCATCAACGATGCTTGGAAGGCTGACCATCCCGATAAGTCTGTACCGATACTGCTGTTATCAGCACTTGGCACACCACCGGCAGTAGCAGCAGACGGCCAGCCACACAGCACATCCTTGCTTCCAGCACCCCAGTTAACCAGCGCACCACTATTGCTTGATTCAAAGACTTGGTCACGGCTCAGTGTCGTGCCACTTGCCGTATACGTTCCCAGACCCGTTTCCCAGTTGGTGCCATCCGTAATCATGTAATACGTTTGGTTACCATCACCGATAGCTGAGAAAGCTTGATAGCCCGTAGCTGCCGTGCTAAGGGTGAGCGTACCCGTACCCGTGGTTGTGGTCGTGGTCTTAACTCGGTCTTTGAGAACAATCGGCATGACTTAGCTCACGTTACCCGTAACAACACACACCGTACCCGAAACAAACAAGATGCTGGCAATGCCTCGCGTGGCTAATGTCATCGTGGCTTTATCGGAGTCCGTGCCACCAATGTAAGCCGTCGTGATCGTGCAAGTAATGGTAATGCCACCAGCCGTATTGTTGAAGATCAAAACAGCGTCACCAGCAGAAAATGTTGAGTTGGGGATTTCAATGGAGCCACCAGATCCCACCTCGATGAACTCACCTACATCGCCTGTTGTGAGTGTATATGCCGTGGTTTTAGCCGATCCTGACTGGGGGATGTTGAGATAGCCCACTGTCGTGAATGAAAGCGTGCCAGAGCCATTTGTTTTGATGACTTGTCCATTGGTGCCATCTGCCGTGGGATACAGCAAGCTAGCAGGGTTGTTCATCAACTTGATAACAGTGCCCGTGGTGTTCTTGGCAAACAGAATCATCCCGCCATCGTTGTAATTGATGGCAAGTTCACCAGCGTTTAAGTTACCAGCCGCTGGCGCCGTGGTAGACGCCGTGTTGGTTCTATAAAGCTGGATAGGCGTAAAGTTGGTGGCTGGCATTAGAATGTACCTCCGTCGATCACTGCCCACTCAGGGGCTGAAGCACCAGCACGAAGGACATAACCTTGGGTTCCTAGTGCTAATGTTGATGTTGTTGCACTTGCAGTTTGATAAACCAGTGAGCCTGCAGCACCACCTGCAACATTAGTGGCTGTGGTGGCTGTGGTTGCAGAAGTGGCCGACGCAGCACTGCCACTGATGCTAATGCCCCAAGTGCCTGAAGCGCCTGTGCCATCAGCCTTAGGCGCTCCCACCGAGCTATAGTCAATTGTCCTGGCAACTGAGCCATTAAACGTCGTGCCAGGTGATGCACCGCCCGTGCTGTTAAACGTCACTGAGTTGGCCACCGAGCCTGCTGTGGTTGCCGTGCCCACCGTAATCGTGGCAGGGTTTGTGTACTGTGGCGCTGTGCCTGAAGATGTCAGAATGTAGGTTGATGCGCCAATCCCGAGCTTACTAAGCGCCGTGCCCGTGGCGTAATACAGTAGATCGCCAGCCGTGTACGTGGTGAGTCCTGTGCCACCATTAGCTGTGGTCACCGTGCCCAAACTGATGTCTGGAGTCGCGCCACCTGAAGATGCTAGTGGCGCTGATGCTGTGACTGCTGTGACGGTCCCTGCTGCTGGTGTGGCCCAAGTAAATGCTGCACCATTCCATGACAAGACCGTGCTTGCAACCGTGGGTGCTGTGATAAATGTCGTGGTGCCGACATTGGACTGCACAGCAATCTGATTAGCAGTTCCACCGGCTAGGTTGGTTGCAGTACCGACCGCCAGTGTTGACTGGTCAGCATATTCCAGTGCCGTAGCACCTGCATTGACCTTTAAGATCTGCGTAGCCGTACCAATACCGAGGAAGGACGTTGCACCAGCGCCCGTTTGATAGGGCAATGATCCTGCGGCACCACCGGCAATATTTGTCGCCGTAGTGGCAGAAGTTGCCGTACCCACGGTAATACTTGCCGGGTCCGTCCACTGTGGCGCAGATCCCGATGACGTCATGATGCGTGATGCCGCACCGATGGCTAGTTTTGATAAAGCCGTTCCCGAGGCGTAGTAAAGCGTATCGCCTGCTGTATAGGAAGATAGACCTGTGCCGCCATTGCTTGTAATAAGCGTGCCTGCAAGAACAACAGCGCCGCTTGTTGGCGTTGATGGCGTTAATCCCGTCGTGCCAGCGCTAAAGGATGATGTTGATGTTGCAGCAATCGCAGAGACAGTTGTTTTGACAGTCCCACCGCCTTGGACAATGGGGACTAACTCTGTGCCTGCTAATGCAGTGGCATCAGGTAACTGGGTAATAGTTTGATTTGCCATTATGGTGAAATCGCTAGTCCGTCGAGATTCCCATTGTTTTCCGGCGTCTGGGTATTGCCCTCTGTCGAAAGAATGATTGATTGCTGATCATTCAAGACCAAATTATTCTGGATAGCAGCCACAGAAACATCAGGCCGTGGAAAACGCAAGTTAATACGCTCTGTCTGCCGTGCTGGTAGGCGATAAGGATCTTTTTCATCGCGGCAATTCTCCTCGCAAACCATCAACCCTGGAAAGTTAATGTCAGGGCCAAGGGTGGCATGAGGACGTTTCATACGACAACGATCGCAAATTGCAATCGCAATGTCGGCATAGCCCTCGGTGTCAAGGAACATTGGCATTATCGTGTGTATGGATTTATGTTGACTGCAAAGTAAATCGGACTACGATCGCGCTCTTCTGCCTCGGCAAGATTGAGATACTTTTCAGCCTGGTTTTCAAGGTATTGAATGCGATCCATCGGCACTTGGGGCAATTCCATGCTTAATTGATGCGCCAACATGCCCACTGTGGCCAGATACCAGCGCTGTGGAATCTGCAATTCATCGGTTAAATCACCCACATCCATGATTTGCTTGGAATACCAGACCGTCATCTGCACATACCACTCATTGGGCACTGGCCAGAGGTAAATTTCAGGCTGTGGGACCGTGCGATTGAACCAAAACTGGTAGGGCTGATTGGCCGTGAAGTTTTTGTTGGGCAAATTCGTGTAATCGTCACGATTTAGCCTTGCCATTTGGATTTCACGCGAGTTATTGCCCACATAAAACTCACGCAAAGCCAGTGTTGTGCCACCAGATGCCCTTACTCGGTAGTATTGGACGCTCTGACCGGGGTCAATGTCATACCAAACCCACTGTTTGTCAGTAACAACCACTGATCCGATGTCATACAAGGTGTTCCAAGTTGATCCATCGGTCGAATACTCAAGGATGAGAGTCCATGTGGCGCTTCCACCACCAGAAACATAGGGGAGCAGGCCGATTGACCCAGCATAAATCGGGTTGCTCGTGCCAAAATTGATTGAAATATTGCCATTAGTGCTTGTTTGCAGGCAGTAAGTATCAACATCACTATCGCCTGCATAAGCTGCATTGCCACCAGCGCTGCTCGAGTAGCTTCCCGAAGGCCGTGTCATGGTCCGATAAAGCACATTCAAGGCGTCATTAGCACCCACTGGCAAGGTGTAAATGTATTTTTCTGGCGTTAGGCCAATCACTTCCTTCTTAACAGCCCAGTATTGGATGCCAATGTTGATTAGATTGGTCAGCACAAAGCCCAAGGACTCTCTGGCCGTCAGCAATTGCTCGCTGGTCAACTCCTCAGCAAGCTTGCCACAACGCCTCGCAGCGTGGTCAATCAGCGTCTGGACGTTAAAAACCTGGCCATAAGTATCGGAATAGGACATTTTGTTACCACTCCATATTAAGTGGTAAAATTTGGGCTGCTATTCTTTGGGAGCCAACCATGTCTTTGTCACAAGATTTTTTGCAAAGCATATTCATGTATGACCCCTTAACTGGGCATCTGACTTGGAAAGATAGAAGATCAAACATGATTAAAGGTTCTTTGGCTGGCTGCGTCAACAAAGTTGGTTATATGGTTGTCACTATCAATTCAAAAACATATCGAGTTCAAAGGATCATTTGGCTCTGGATGTTTGGCAGCATACCTGCAAATTTTTATATTGATCATATCAATGGCAATAAGCTTGACAATCGACTAACAAACTTACGGCTTGCAACAAACAAACAAAACCAAGAAAACCGTGCTGCACCAAAAAATAGCTCCTCTGGTCTTCGCGGTGTTGGTTGGCACAAAAATTACGGAAAGTGGATGGCCAGAATTTCACACAACAATCAACGAAAAACAATTGGGTTTTTTGACACCAAAGAGCAGGCTTGGCAAGCATATAAAGCAGAAGCTGCCAAGCTTTACACACATACTGATCGCCTACCATGATGGACAATTCCAGCGTTTCATTGATGCTCGGGCACGAGACCCGCGCTCTGATTTTCTTGCTACAGGACCCATGCGTGCGCAAAACGAATCACGCCTTGGGCCTCCTTGGGGCTGTGGCGCCTTCAAGTTTGATCCTGTTTCTCGGTTGTACTTCGCTCTGCCTTTGGCGGTAAGACCCGCGCCTTGATCTGCAGGAAGCTTTTCACCACGGCCAATCGCAAGGCTCGGACCGCCATTTTTAAGCTGTTCAGGAAGCTTCGCATACGATTTTCCCTTCACATTGGACTGCGTGTACTCTGCAGCCACATCAGATCGAATGCCAACCTTCTTGGCAAACTTGGGATTGTTTTCGGCTGCTTTCATGAGCCGAAACTGTGCTTTACTTTTAGCTGGCATACTTCACCCAATTGGTTGAAGCCTCATCCCAAGTATACATCTGTCCATCGTTTGGCATAGGTGTTGGCGCTTCCCACTGAACATTTGCATTCAACGTCCAACTAGCAAAAGGCTGTGGCGGCACGAAGGCGTCAATGTCTGCTTGATAGGTATAACCAATACCTGCATAATTCTTCCTAAACGATCCGTTGTAACTTGTTTGCTTCCAAGCCAAGTAGCCGTTTGACCAGTTAATTAAGAAATCAATCCCTTTATGTTCTTGTTCAACGCCATTTTTATCAAGCAGCTCGTTGTTGTGAACAACATGCACTTCAAGCACTACATTGTTTTCATCTAACTTTGCAAAGTGAGCCATATTCTTACACCGTAAAAGAACCGTTCCCTGTCCATTTGTAGGTTCGATAACCACCAGTTACGGTTATCGTTGGCGATCCTGTTGTGCTAGTTAAAGCAGGGAAGGTATCTGCGTAACGAATAAAGACAACGCCAGACCCACCAGCCCCTGAATTAGTTCCACCACCACCACCACCGCCGCCGGTGTTAGCCGTTCCTGCTACACCATTTGTAGCTGATCCATAACTTATACCTCCAGATCCGCCTCCTCCTGTACCACCAACTCCAACGGACCCACTTATATAAACTCCACCTCCACCGCCACCTGCGTAGTAAGTACCAGAACCAGTAGGCCATTCAGCTCCTGAACCACCAGCACCGCCAACAGATGTTGTCCCAGAAGATCCTGAACCACCAGCACCGCCTCCACCACCACCACCATAAGAACCACTAGATCCAGAACCACCGCCAGAATTACCCTCTCCAGATGTTCCGGAACCTCCGGACCCACCTCTTCCACCGCCACCGCCAGAACCACCAGATCCGCCTGTTGTTGATGTATTGGCTTTAGCGCCGTAACCACCACCCGTAGCGGTTATTGTTGAAAGGACGGAATTAGAACCTGGGTTTCCGTTGTTATCGCTGCTTATAGACGCACCACCACCACCAACGGTAATTGAGTAAGTTGATCCAGAAGATACAGACAATACCCCTGTTTTTCTTCCACCCGCACCTCCTCCACCACCAAATTGAGCGCCTCCAGATGCTCCTCCGGCAACAACTTGGTAATCAACGGACGAAAGTGACGCGCTTCCAGCAAATGCTGCTGCAATCGAAGCTGTGAGTGCGCCAGCCATTAAGTTACCCCTGCGCCAGAAACATACCAAGTATCGGTTGCAACTTTAAGCAAAGTAGCCATGCCTTTTGTTGCCACCGTCCTATTACCTGTTGCGCCGTTAGCTAGTTGGAACGTCACGCCAGCACCTGAAATCGTTAAGTTACCGCTGTTGTTGTTGACAACAAGAATCGTGGTGCCAACATCTATCGGCGTTGTTGTGTTTGTGTTGACGGTAAGCGTCGCAGTTGAACCACCTGTGAAGTAAATGTGCTTACCTGCGTCGCTTGCAGCTACGGTTGTATTGGTGCTTTGCGGCGCTCCTATGTAACCAACCTTATTAGTGCCATCAACAGTACAGTTGCTTAAATTGCCGGATGTTGGCGTGCCAAGCACAGGCGTCACAAGTGTTGGCGTGTTTGCAAAAACAAGCGCACCTGTGCCAGTTTCATCGCTAACAGCAGCGGCTAAATTAGCCGATGATGGCGTTCCTAGCCATGTTGCTATGCCAGAGCCAAACGATGTAATGCCAGTGCCACCATTAGCGACAGCCAAAGTACCAGAAACCGTCACTGCTCCCGTTGTTGTTGTGCTTGGTGTTAATCCTGTCGTGCCAAAACTAATTGATGCTACCGTGTTAGATGTTGTGGCAAGCGTGCCCGATGTAGGCAACGTAACATTTGTTGACCCCGTTGTCGTGAACGTCAGCGCATGACCACCAGACGTAATGAGTGAAGATCCATCAGATAAAGTTAGTGTTGCTGAATTTGCTGGCGCAGTAACTGCCACTTTATTGATTGAGGTTGCGCTAGCAACACCGAGTGTTGGCGTTGTAAATGATGGACTTGTGGATAAAGCAATGCCGCCAGAACCCGTAACATTTTGGCCTAATGCTGTTGCTACACCTGTACCAAATGATGTGATACCAGTACCGCCATTGGCAACGGCTAGAGTGCCTGCAAGCGTAATCGTCCCAGACGTTGTTATCGGGCCGCCAGATGTTGTAAGACCCGTTGTGCCACCAGAAACATCAACGGATGTAACTGTGCCTGACCCACCACCTGTAGCTGTTAAAGTTCCTGCGGAATAAGATAATCCAGACCCAACCGTAACATTGGAAAAGCCACCGCTGCCGTTGTTGGCTAGTAATTGAGCGTTCGTGCCCGTTGGCGCTGATGCGTAGTCTGTGCCTGCACTGGCAGTTGTAAACCCTGACCCAGTACCCTTCAAAATGCCACTAAGCGACGTTGTAACCGCAAATGTTCCTGAGCTTGTAATTGGTGAGCCAGTTACCGAAAATCCAGTGGGCATTGTCAGTGCTACGGATGAAACCGTTCCCGCACCAGACGGAGCGCTCCATGCAAATGCCGATCCGTTCCAGCCAAGATATGTATTAGAAGACACAGGGGCATCAATAAATACAGTTGTACCCGAACCAGATTGATAAACAATCTTGTTGGCTGCGCCACCTGCCACTGAAGTTGCGGTGGCCGCATTCCCGGTTACTGAAATACCCCAGGTTCCCGACGCATTTGTGCCAGTTTCGCTGGGCGCACCTACGGTGTTGTAACTGATTGTTCTTGCTACAGAGCCATCAAATGTTGTGCCAGACGCTGCGCCAGAACCACTATTGTTCATGGTTAGCGCATTTGTCGTTGTGCCACCCCCTGATGCTGATAGCGTACCAGCAGCAAAAGATAGTCCGCTTCCTACAGTAACGTTGCTAAACCCGCCCGATCCATTTCCATAAAGAATGCTTGTGCCAGATGTTGCCGGTGCGTAATCCGTTCCCGATACTGCATTTGCAAGAGCGCCGCCAGAATTTGCTTTGAGAATGGATGTTCCAGAAGGCGGCGCAAGGTAATCAGTGCCTGCTGCTGCATTGCTAAAACCACCCGTGCCAGATCCTTTAAGGATGCTTGTGCCTGATGTAGCAGGGGCATAATCTGTGCCGCTTACTGCCGCTGCAATCACACCCGATGATGCTTTTAAAAGGCCCGTTGTTGAGGCGGCTTTAATTACTTTGCCAGTCGTACTGTTAAATAAAGCAATCTGGTTGTCTACTGATGATGCTGGACCATCTACGTTGCCAGCAAGTGATGCGATACTTGCCGCCGTAATTTTGTAGTTTGCTCCACTACGCGCAATTGGAATCTGATCTCCAGACTGCGCTGGATTACCACTTGGCAATGCAGAGATCTTGGTATCTGCCATGATTACTCCAAATCAAAACGATTGTCTGGTCCCGCACCTACTTCCTGTACAAGATATCCTGATACTTCTAAAATGATAAATCCATCAGTAGGTATGCCGCCAGAGAAGGAATCCACTACGCCAGGGCCGCTTACCCCAACTCCAACCAATGAGCCTGTATTAGCAGCAGATACATTAAGCGCATAACCCGACGATGTATTAGCCTGGTTGGATACGCCTGCAGAACCTAAATTCATGCAATACCCGCTTGTATGACAGTCATTGTCGCCGTATCAGGGCCACTATTAACAGTCAACCGTATTGCCGCCACTGGGAATGCAAAATTCCCCGTCTGATTTGTTGTTTGCGCATCTAACGAAGCATGGTTAAACCATGTTCCTGTAGCCGGATTGTAAGTTGGTGACCACACATCATCAAATGTGTATTGCACGGTGTAATCTACAGTTCCCGTGACAACAACGGCCATACTTACATTAAACGGGTTGACACTAAGATTTAGTGGCACCGCACCTGTTGAACCAGCGTCCGTTTGAGAAACAGTAATTGGTCTCATCATTCACCCGAATTTTTGATGTACATACCTTCAAACGAAGCAGTAACATAAAAGTTGCTGCCTGATAATGCAATGCCTCTTGCCTCAATGTCTGACTTTTCAGGAATTGCTAGGGGAATCTCCCAGTCATATCGGAACACATTAGAGTTCACTGTAATGTCAGCAACATTGCGAAATACGCCGCCTAGCGGCCTGAAGAAGAACTGGCCAAGCACATACTGCGCTGCATTATTAGAGGCTGCTGAAAATACCCCACCCGTAATGTAAAGCGTATAGCCTGCAGGAACCGTCCACAGAGCCATCTGCGTTTGATTGGCTCCTAACGGTATTTCTGCATAAACATTCGCGGGAACACCTGCCGTTACAACGCCAGTGCCCATATAAATAGTCCCAGCGGCAGTACCACCAGAACCAGCAGTGACCACAAAAGCACGAAAAACACGCAGAAATGATTGCGTGGTGAGAACCTCTGTTTGTCCATTGAGAGACACCGTTTCAGAGATTTCGTTGTAACTGGCGTCAAGACCGGCAAGCGTTACCGTCCTTGCTCCAGTACCTGCTGCCGCGTCATTTGCTGAACTGCTTGATACCTTTAACACCGACGCTGCGGCAAGGTAGGAATACAAACCGCCATGACTCCAAATAGTCTCTAGCGATCCGTTGATGTCTTGGTTATTACCAAACTTAAAAAGTGTTTTGTGGCCTTGGATTTGACCACGAGCTACTTGCAGCTCAAATGGCTCAAATGTTCCTTGCCTGGTAATCGAGGAAATTATAGTTGCCACATCATGCTTTCAAATGAAGCAGGGGCCGAAGCCCCCGCTGTTTAGCACGCGCCGCCTGCTCGCTTCTTTGTGGCTGTTGGCGGTGTCACCGTGACCGATTCTTTGGTCTCAGTCACTGATCCCTTACCGCGGATCTTATCCATCAACTTGCCGCCAAGCTCTTTGACCATGCTTACAGGATTCAAGGCGTCCTCAAGGTCACGCTTGGCTTTTGCCGCGGTGGCTTCAGGATCTGGAACTGGCTTGGATACATCAGGCTTGGCAGTGCCACCCTGGTTGTAAACTTTGCCACCCTTCTTGAACGTACCCGATTGCAGGTTGTTAGCTACAGGCTTTGATACTTGATGCTTGGGATACGCTACGGGTTTGCCAGTATCAACAAGACCCCCCGTAGCGTAGCGCTTTTTTGCGGCACCACCTTTTTTCAGGCCACCACTACTGCCAGCACCACTTGGAGACCCAATAGCTTGTTGGGCTGATGTCAATCCGCTTTCAATATCTTGGGCACCACCTCGAATCTTGCCCAATCCACCAAAAGCGCCACCACTACCTTGAGATCCAATTGAGTATTGCGTGCCGCCTTCAGGGCCAACCATGCCGCCCAAACCGCTAATACCACCATCAGCCATGCGCTTAGCTTTGCCGCCTTTCTTGTAACCACCAGCATTGCCCTTCTTGACTTCGCCTGTGGTGGTATTGGTTACACCAGGACTGGAGGTTGAGACATTACCCTCAACGCCGCCACCCTTAGCATAAGCAGATCCACCACGCTTGTAGCCACCAGGCTTGCCCATGGACACTTCACCCGTCTTTTTAGGCGTGTGACGCTCACCTTCAGCCGTGTCCATCTTCGTGCTTACATAGCCCTTTGCGCCCTTCTCAGAGGCTGCTACTTTGATGATGCCGCCATCTTTGTAGCCACCTTGACCCATCACAACACCGCCGGTTTTTAGGCCTTTGTGGGCCTTAGATGCTGGCATAGAAGCATGCTTTTTAAGCTTGGCTTCAGTGCCTGCCATCTTTTTCATCTCGGCTGCGTGCTCGGCTTTGGTCTCGCCACCTTCCTTCATCATGGGGCGAGCCATCGGACGCTTCATTGCCATCCTCCGACGCATGGCCAATGATGGACGCGCAGGTGCAGCACCAGGCAATGTGCCCTCACCCATCTGCATACGGCTTGGAGCCGGGCCTTCAGCAAGCCCTGCCATAACACCGCCATTCATCATCTTGTGGCCATCCGACTTGCCACCATGCTTCATGGAAACATGACCGCCTTTTTTGAGCTTCAGTACAACTGAAGGCTCAGTGGTCATCATTTTGACCATCGGCTTGAATTGGCCCATGATTACCGCTCCTTGGCTACATAAACGTAGTCCACCGTCATGGTTCTTGCCACGGCGTTACCGTTTTGAAGTGCAAACGATATCGTCAAATCCTCATCATCCACCAAATTCGTGGTTGCTGAAGTGGCAACATAAGTACCATTCACAAAAGCTTGAATGGACGAATTGCCATCGTAGTAAAAGCCAAGACGGATGTAGGTGTCATCTGCCAGCGTACCGACCGATGTCGTGGTCGCGGTGCCATTTTTCTCTACAAGCAAACTGATCGTTGTTGACCCGTCACTCTTTAAGAAAAACACGCCATCACTAACATCAAGCGGGGTAGTGTCAGTAATTTGAAGGCCCATCACAACGTCAGACTCTGTTGCATTGCTGACTTTGAAGCGCCCCTCAAAAAACAGTTTTTTGCCCGAAGCAAAACGGTACGATTCACCAACCTTTTGAAGCGCTACTAGGTCGTTGTCTGCAGCCGTGTTGGTCAACAGCAATAAGCCACCATCGCCATCAGTAAGCGCTTGGGTTGCGCCTGCTTGCGTCTCTGTAACGGTCCAATTAGCGGCGTTGTAATAATCGAAGTCTTCAAAGTAAGTGTGAAACTGAGTCGCTGCCAACTGCCCAAGAGCAGCAAACAACGAATCTTCACCTACGTTAGTGACTCCATTAGGAAACCGAGTCGTAGACATGCTTTAACTCCTATAAGACGGGGGCCGAAGCCCCCTGGTTTCCTTAGACGCCAGGCGTACCGTACATGGCACGAGGATCAGTGAAGCCAACGTCATAACGCTCAGTTGCCTTGTAGCGCATGGTGTCGGTTTCAAAGTCACCTTCCATGGTCTTTTCAAGGCGGCGGCGCATCATGAGCTTCATACCCTCGGGCGCATCGGTCTGGACCCACCATGCAGTGCTTGAAGTCAAACGTGACAGAACCGCAGCGCCTTCATCGAGCAAGCCGATGGATTTGACTGGGTTGATGTCATTGTTTGCTTGGCCAGCACGCAAGACGGACTTGAGCAACACTTCAGCCTGGAAGATATTGCCAGGAGCAACGACAAGCTGTCGTGGCACAAGACGAATCTTCTTGCCGTTGTTGTCCACGGCCTGACGGATCTGGATGAGCATTTGCTCAAGCGATGTCTGGCTGAGAACAGCAGCGTTGGTCAGCAGGTTGCTGAAGGTGCCATTCACGATGGGGTGGGAAGCACTGTTAAGCGCCACACCATCACCACCAGCATACTGACCACCCGTGAAGGCGTTGTTCAGCACGTTGGCGCACAGGGTTTCCTTGGTTTCAACCAAAGACTGTGCCAAGTGACGGGCATAGACCGAGCCGATACGGATGTGATCGCCATCCTCAACAAGCACTTTGGTCAGTGCGAAGGCCAGGCCATACACACTGTAAACATAGCGCTTGAGGAAGAGTACGCCACCTTGCTGATACGTTACGGGGCTACCATCAGGAAGCAATGGTGCCAAGCCGAAACCGTAGAGCACTGGTTCTTCGTGGTAGTTACGGGGAATGCCGTCTTGCTCGCGGAACACACGG